TGATTGGGACGACTGAAGCCCGCGAGCTTCGCAACGCCGAGGATTACGACGACTGGCTTTATGCCATGGAACCGATCCCCGGCGACACGCACTGGGTCCGGGTTCGCACCTTGACCCAGCTTTATCGCCATCTCATCTACGTGTTCGCCACCAGCGACACCATCAGCTCCACTCGACTTGCACAGCTGGCGATCCACGAGATTCTCAAGTTGAGACTCACGGATCTCACCCGGATACGCCAGCAAGATCCCAACTACTTCGCATGACTGACTGGTACGCCGACTACTACCACCAATCGCGGGGCTACAACGACAACGATCTGCGTGAGCTGCGCAGTGTTCCACGCAAGCCCTCAACTGAGGTGCCGGACGTGTTCAAGCACAGGTTTGCCGATCCAGCTGAGTACGATGCCTGGGTCGAAGAGCGCCGTCGCCTCTACTTCGACTGAACTTGATCCAACACGAATGACTGAAACTTCAATGGTGCCCTTCTACCGCTCCTACCTGCTGGGCGGGAAGTTGGTGTACCTCGATAAGTTGTCCGAGCTGTCCGATAGCGAGCTGAACATGCTCAACATCGAGACTATGGCTTCCCTTGAAGAGGCTCGCCGCGACTATGACGCCATCGAAAATAAGCAGACCGAGGAGGGCGGTTCTGTGTACCGCCGCCTCAAAGTGGCGGGCTATTTCCAGGCCGCCATCAAACTGGAGCTTCAAAACTGAGCTTCCCCTACTACACTGCACACGTTCTTACTCATGAGCATGTACGTCCTCTCTGAATCCCAGTTCGACCAGATCTCAAAAGCACTTGAAGCAGCACGCTTTGCACTGGAGACGTCCCAGCACGTTCAGCTGGATTTGACTAAGCCAAAGCAGACCATCCCCCTGCCTGCTGGTGAAAAAATTGTCCGGGCAACGTCCGTACAAAAAGCGAAGTCTCAAAGTAAGACTCGTAAGTCCAGCCGCAAGGGACAGCGTGGGGTGGCGGTCTTGACGGAGGCCAAGGTGCTGGAAATTAAGCGCCAGCTGGCTGATGGTGGCAAGACCGTGGCAAAAATTGCCCGCGACTTTGGCGTTCACGTCACCACTATCAACTGCATCAAGTGGGGCAAGACGTGGAAGAACGTTCAGCTCCAGCAGCCCACTCCGGTTGTGGTGGCTGACTAATGGCGATCTTGTGTGATCATGAGATCCACAACCTGGCGCGGCGGGGCTTGGTCTCGCCGTTTCTGCCGGAGCTGGTGAATCCCGCCAGTCTCGACGTGAGACTCGGTGAGAATCTGCTGGTAGAAGAGCCGAAGGTTCCTGCCTTGCTTCCTTTCAGCATTGCTGGGCATACGAAGGAAAAGCCGTTCATGCTCCAGCCGCATGAGTTCGTGCTCGCGGAAACTGCGGAGGAGTTCAGCTTCCCGGATTGTGTCGCTGGGCAGCTGGCGCTTAAGTCGAGTCGTGCCAGGGAAGGGATTGAGCATCTTCTTGCCGGGTACATCGACCCCGGTTACAAAGGGCGGCTAACGCTGGAACTACAAAACGCTAGGTCCATGCACGCTGTCCCGTTGTGGCCGGGTATGCGGATCGCGCAGATTGTGTTCCACAAGATGTCGATGTTGCCCGGCAAGAGTTACTCCGTGACTGGTCGCTATCAAGGCGACACTGCTGTTCAGGCTTCCAAAGGATGAGCGACCCCGTTAACAGCCCCAGTCATTACACGGCTGGAAGCGTTGAAGCCATCGACGTGATTGAGGATTGGGTCAGGGCTGCTCCAGATGCTGTCGTTGGTGGTTTGCATTGGCAGGTCATCAAATACATCAGCCGGGCGTGGCTAAAGAAAGATCCCTACGAGGATTTTTGCAAAGCCCGTTGGTACTTGAACCGCTTGATTAACACTTTGGCGACGGAGCCTTATCAGGACCGATGAGGTACTGGTGGCGGATTGTCGCCAAGGCGTTGGGTGAAAAGGCGCACCAGCACAATCGGATCGCTGATCAGGTTGCACTGGTGCGTTTTTGCATCTTGCTGGCTTACATGACTACAAACATTTTCATTTGCGCAGGAGTTATTCGTCACTGGAATGGCTAACTATTGCACTCACAGTTTTCGCAGAATCATCAACACGTACAACTGGAGAAATGGGTCGACGATTCGCTCGTACCGATTCCGCTGTAAGTGTTGTGGGTACAGATGGAATGTCTACTACGACAAGAAACTCAAGCGGGAAGTTGTCCCAACGCACAAGTCGGACAACAAGCCGCTGGAGACAAGGAAGCTGACGCCTGAGGAGGTCAAGCTGATCCTTACGGATAAGCGGGACAACGTTGCACTGGCGCGACTCTTGGGTGTTGTGCCCCAGTCGGTTAGTCAGATCAAAACGGGGCGGGCGTACAAGGATTTGTGGCCGGAACTTCCACGGCGAGCTGCGCAAGTTAAAGCTTCTGGGCCTGTACCGACGATTCGGAGCACGAAAATTACTTGCCAAGATTGTGCGCACTGGTGGCAAAAGCGGTGCGACCTGGATATTCCAGAGGCAGGTGGAACTTTTGCAATCCAGTGTTCCTTCTATCAAGTTGATGAGTAATGGCCATCACGATCAACAGCAGGGCGTGCCAAGGCTGTGGTACGCCGACGACAAACCCAGTGCTGTGCATGAAGTGTTATCGCACCAGTCCCGCTGGGCGGGAAGAAGAGCGGATGGAACGGTTGCGGCGCGGGTACAAGCCCCAGCCGGACGGCGGCCCATGCAAGAACTGCATCCACTGGAAGGCGCGGTGCTTGCTTGGGTTTCCTGAGGGTGGGACACTCGCGGCGGCTGTGCTGTGCTCGGCCAGGGAGGTTGACAGCCTGCTAGAGTAGTAGGGTAAACGCCCTACCAGGCATGACAATCCTCCAAGGCATCGAGCACCTGTCCACGCTCGATGATGCTTCATTTGTTGCGTTTGACGTTGAGACCACCGGGCTCCAGCCGAAGTTCGGTGGTCTGCGGCTTCTGCAGTTGGCGACCTTCGGTAAGCCTCCAGTAGTGCTGGATTGCTGGAGCTTCAGCGATGAGGACTGGATCACGCTCGAAGAATTCTGCAGCATTCCACGGCAATGGCTGGCGCACAACGCTGTCTTTGACCTCGGGTGGTTACAGGAACACGAGATTTATCCCGAGGGCAAGGTCTACTGTTCGATGCTGGCCAGTCGGATCCTGACGAACGGGCTGCCGAATTTGAAGCATGGGCTCCAGCACGTTGTCCACCGCTACCTTGGCCAAGACATTTCCAAGGAAGAGCAGCGGAGTGATTGGTCGGGTGATTTGCGCGTGGAGCAGATCGAATATGCGGCTAAAGATGTGGTGGTGTTGACCGAGCTGTGGGAGCCGATCACCAAGCGGATGGCAACTGGTGCTCTGATGCCAGCGTGGGAACTTGAGTGCAAGGCGCTCCAGGCAATGGCGCAGTTGTGGCGCACTGGACTGCCATTTAATAAGAAGATGCTGGAGCAGCTGATTGAAGACCTTGATATTGAAAATGTTGAGGTCGGTGAGAAGTTTATTGAGGACTTTGATGAGGCGCTTCCGCCAGAACACAAGTTGTGTCGCGGGCTTGACGGGAAGTTGTTGTACCAGACGAAACCGGGGCCGAAAGGTAAGAAGGTCGATCCAAATGTTTTCAACCTTAATAGTCCTGCGCAGTTGCTTAAAAAGTTCACCGCTTTGCTGGGTGAGCCGCCGATGGATATGAAGAACGGGAAGCCCAGTGCTAGTCGTTCTGCGCTCCAGGAATACATAGGTGATCACAAGGTTGTGGCCGATTATTTGCGGTGGAAGAAAGTAGAAAAGCGGCGGCAGATGGCAGAAACTTTGTTGAAGAATTATTCGGAGGATGGGTTTATTCGTGCTAGCTATTTGCAGCTTGGGGCTGACACCGGGCGTATGTCATGTATTTCACCGAATCTCCAGCAGATTCCGCGTGATCCACGTTTTCGCTTGGCGGTTCAAGCTCCAGCGGGTTGGAAACTGGTTGCTGCGGACTACGGGCAGATGGAGCTGCGGCTTGCGGCGGCAGAAGCACAGGATGACTTAATGACTCAGGTGTTCCAGCAGGGGGAAGACCTGCATACGATGACGGCTGTGCAGATTTACGGGGTGGAGCCGGGTGAAGTTACAAAGGAGCAGCGGCAAATCGCAAAATCGGCAAACTTCGGATTGTTATACGGAAGCGGGGCAAAAGGGCTCAGAAATTACGCAGCATCGACAGGAATCCAGATGGATCTTGATGAGGCGGCGGAGGTGCGGCAAAAGTTCCACGCTGCATATAAAGGCATCTCCCAATGGCAGCAGCAAAATGCTCGCGCTGCTGATGCGGCTAAGGACAATCCATCTATCCGCATACGCATCTCGGGCTTGCGGCGGTTTCTACCGGGTGAGCACAACAAACTCACGACCCGTTGCAACACCCCCATCCAAGGAGCTGGTGCAGCAGTCCTCAAACTTACTCTCGGCAAATTGTGGCCGCTACTCCACGCCGACGGGGAAGACGTGGTGCGTTTGGCCGGCGTGGTGCATGACGAGATCATCCTGCTCGTAAAGGAAGAACACGCAGATGTTTGGGCGCTCCAGCTGCAAACCGTGATGGAGGAAGCTGAAGCTCGTTGGTTGGGTGATATTCCGCCCCTGGCCGAAGCTAAGGTCGGGGATAGCTGGCAAGAGGCCAAGTGATCCAGGAGGATTTTGAGTACCGCGTTCGGATGCACACGCGTCACGGCGGTACTCATGATCTTTTTATTACAGCTCCAGATGCTTTCTCCGCGCGGATGAAGGCACTGGAGCTTTGTCCTGAGCATCGGCCCCAGTCGGTCATGCGAGTCTCAGATCTAGTCTCATGAGTCCAGCCCGCACGGGAAGAGAGTTGGTGCTCGAATGGTTGAATCGGGAAATTCGTGCGGCGAAGACGGCGGATTTGCATCGGGCTGCGGCGTTTTTGCAGTGGGCGCGGGATGTAAGGAAGGGGTGTGCCAAGCAGAGGGGTGGGGCGCGGGTGGCACAGTCCAATGCTTGGCGGAAGCGCGTGGATGACGATGTGCGGTGGTAGGACTACTGTGTCGCATTGTGCTACTGTGTAGCAGAGTAGACCGCAGCACATGCCGCTGAACCACGGAAACAAGTATTACTGCCAGCTGCTTCTGGACCCGCACCGCTACAAGCTGGCGGAGCAGCTTGCGATGGGCGAAGGGAAGAAAGTGACGGCGTTATTGCGCGACATGGTTTATGCCGCGCTGGAGAAAGCGTTGCCGGCGTCTGAGTACAAGGCGGCCCAGGCAGCGGATGAAGCGGCCTGGCGCGAGTCGGTCAAGCGGCGGGTTGAGGGACGGATGCGTTCCAAGCAAGACGGGAAGGTGTCAGAAACTGACGCATGAGACTCAGTTGTGTTTCGTGATATACCGACAGCTGGAGCCCACAGCCTTTAGACTTACACAGTAGTCACTTAAGAGAAATGACGCGCTATGTCGTCATGGTCGAGGATCGCTGGGTTACGGC